ATTCATTCTTGTTGGTGCTTTTTTATATTGCTGTAAAGATTTTTTACCAGTTATTTGATTTTTAAATTTTGGATTATTATCCATTAATTTATTAAAACCAGTAAAAAAATTTTTAATTGCTGATAAATGCATCGTAATTTTTGGAGCTAATTCTTCTTTTGGAAATTTGAATTTAGGATATGCTCCTTCTATCATATTATTAAAATTTGTAAGATCATTCAATGAATAGCCATTTAATTTTATATTCATTGCAAGCGCAAAATCCATGTATCCAGAAACAAGAAGATGAATATTTTTCAAAGCCTCTTGGGTATTTCCGCTCCATACGCCATTTACAGCGGAAGATCCTCCTTTTAAACCAGGGGCTCCTATATTTTTAATAGCGTTTGTTATGCTTTTAATGTTCATAGGGGTATCTGAATTTGATTTTGGAGATACGAAATTATCAACCATAAAATCTTCAAATGAAGTGTCAGCCCCTTCAATTAAATTCGTTTTAGTAGCGACGGATGCAACGTCTAATATTGCTTGTTGCATTTCTTTAATAGAAGAATGTGGCGCTATATTACTAGTATTTTTAGTATTAGTATGTTTTTTATCAGTATTAGTATGCGTAGTTTTAGCGGGCTGAGTTGTTTTTTCGCGCGGACCACCTTTTAACTGAGGCATCGCTACTTCATCATCATCAGCCTTTTTCTTAATTTGATTAACTATTGATTTATAATTCATTTTTTAATCCAAAAGTTTTTCTGAAAGTTTCAAAATCATTAGGAGCTTTCCAAGTTATAGCTCGTAAAGAATTTAAATATCCTTTTGATAGTTCTTTTTTTTCAGCAGGATCGGTTATTAATTTAAATCTATCTTTAAGTTTTGTTATTTTATTTTGTTTAGCCGTAATCCAATCAATTCCTGCTTTGGATTCTGATTCTTCAAAATCGGAAGATTTTTCTAAATATGATTTCCATTTTGCAAGGCGTTTTTCTGCCAACTCTGTTTCATTATTAAACAACGTTGCATTCTCATCAGTTGGATCGTTTTTAGAAACAGCCATTTGATTTATTAAAGGATCTTTTCCCGCTAAATCTTTCCACATTTCTACCTGAAATTTATTTTCAAGTGGAAATAGTCTTGGAAAAAATACATTATTAGTTTGATCTACGGAAAGAGAAGGTGACCAAAATTTATATTCCAATCTTTTTCTGATAGCATCATATCTTGGTTTAGTTTTATTGTAATTTGTAGATGGATCTTTTAACATTTCAAGTAAAGCCGCACAGCCTTGCAAAACTTCATTTGTAGCATCTACTCCTAAATTACTTGTTCCAAGTTTTGCGCAGTAGATAAATAAATCTATAATTTCTTTATAAATACTTCTTAAAGAATCTGTCAAAGGTTTATTCCAAACTGCAACTTGTTCATCAGCAGTTGGTGCTGCTAATGCAATTTTAATGGCTTTCAAAATATCTTTTGATGAAGCTAATTTTCTCGGCTTTACATCTTCTAAAGACACTTGAAGCATTTTTAAATGAGTTTCTAAAATATCTTCAACATAAGCTTCTTCATGAATTGTAGAAACTCGTGTTCCACCATTTGGATGAGCATCCTGAATTACTTCAGGATCAACATCTTTTGGTGCAGAAGATTTAGCCATTTTATAAAGAAGAAAATTCTTTTCCAAATCAGAAGCTTGAGAAATCATTCCCTTTTCTCTTAAACCATCACAAAGTTTAACAATATTTTCGTCTAAAAAATCACCTGCAGCATAGCTTTTTTTAACATATGATGCTTTTTTTTGAATAGGCTCTTCTTTAATAAGACCTTTTTCATATGCAATTTTTTCTAATGATTTATATAGCGCTGAATTGCGACCATCGTCATGTTTAAAGCTCATTAATTTCCCTTAACAAATCGTTAATAACTATTATTATGCTTGATTATAGCTAATTTAAAATAGCATTGCTTGCAAATATTGCATATCTAAACTAGGAGGCGCTGTGACCATTGCAATCGATGGATGAAATTCACTTGGTTTTCTAGACGTTAGCATTCCATATTCAGAAACATATAATGGGGCATTAATTGGATATGATTGACTTGTCTCAAACATATTGGTTTCAAATATCATTTTTCCATACCAAATGGTAACACGACCAGATCCGGCAACGCTATCATCACCAGGAACATTAGGAACAAAATAAGAATAATTTACAATTGTTTTAATGGCATTTGGAATACCAAGACCAATAGCGTCGAAATTTAATTCGGTACCAGCTTCAAAAGTTATAACACCATTCCTATCTTTAAGAATAACACTGACTGTGGATTGAAAACTTCCAGGTATAATATTTGAATTATCCAATTCGTATTTTATATCAGACGTTAAAACATATTTACCGGCTTCATTTAATACACCCTGAGCTGGAACAATAACAATTTCATTTATCGATACGTTTGAAAACGCTTTTGTTCTAATGTCATCTATTATGCCAATTGGAGCTCGACCATTACTAACGCCTATACAAATTTGATTTTGATCTACGCAAAGCTGACCAAATTGACCTGGCTCAAATGTTGCGGATGGATGGCATGGAAAACTCATTGGCTGTCCATTATTTTCATGTACTATTTTAAACATTATTTAACCTCTATTATATATCAAAATAAAAACAAAAAAGAGCCAATAAAGGCTCTTAATTATAAATATTATTTATATTTTACTCATCTTCAAAATCCATATCGATATTGCTATCGTAATTTCTCTTTTCACCTTCTATGTCTGCGGCAAGTAATTCATCTATGCCACCATCATCATATAAGCTATCAAATTCATTTAAAACAAAATCTAAATCTGATTTATCTTTTTTAGCTAATTTTAATAAAATTGGGTTTAAATTTTCTTTTGCTTTTTTTATTCCGCATAATTCGAAAATTTCGATAGCTTCTTTTATATATGAATGCGCTTTTAAAAGATCTTCTTTTTTAGAATTTTTTAAATTTTGAGCCATTAAGTTTTCTAAACTTATTTTCTTCATTTTCCACTTATCGTTTCTGTTGCACTAGTTCCATCTAATAAAGCTTTTAAACTTTGCAGTGGAGCTTTGTGTGTATTTTTATCATACCAAGAAAAAGCTGCTTCTGTTGAAGGTCCCCATTTTTGATCGGGAATAAGTTTTTCGGGTTTTGATCCTTGGAAATCATTGATAACCTTATTAAGAGCTAATTGAGTCCTTTCAACATCCGATGGCGAAAGACCAAATCTATTTCTACTAACAGAATTATTTATTTGCATGTTATCGGGAAGATATACTTGCATTAAATTTCCATTTATAATATATTTTTTGCCATTATTATCTACTTTAACTTCGTGATTTCTCCAAGTTTCTCGAACATCAGAAACATTAGTTTTTGGTATAGTAGTATATTCGGGCATAATTGCTTGCGCAACAACATTTATAAATTCTATAATTTGATCTGCTTCTTTAGTCATATTTGAATTTTCAAATATTTCAGCAGCAGAATTTAAACAATCAATTGCTTTCGCCAATTTATTTAGACCATATTTATTTTCTAAATCATTGGATTTCATGGATTTCTCCATGGAGCTATAAATTTCATCGGCGGAGCAATTGACTTTAAACATATTATTTGAACTTAACTTTTCCAGATTTTTCTGCTTTATCTTTTTTTTCTTTTTCTTTGGCAGCTTCAGCTTTTGCTTTATCTTTACCTTTTTGAATTTTTTCTTTTTCCTTACGTTCCATTTCCTTGGCTCGTTTGGTTTCTTTATCTTTTTCTTCTTTTAGGCGGGTCTTGTCAAGCTCTTTGTCTTGTTTAGACATTTCTTTTTTTACTTTTTCTTTAGCTGATTTTTTTGCCTCAACAACGAGTGAGGCGAGTTTTAGAGATAGTTTTGATCCATTATCCATACCAACTTCATCAAGCGCAGCAGATGCAGTTAGAAGGCTATCTGTGGCGACATCAAAAGCGGTAGCAGCTGATAGTCCATATAGTGAAGATGGATCTTTGTGATCAGCAGCCTTATCATCGTCTTTTTCCTCATCTTCGCCTTTCATTTCTTTAACAAGGCTTTTGAGTGATTTTTCGAAATCTTTCATGCTATCTTCTTTGACTTTTACTTTTTTAGTTTTCATTTTTCCGTTTTCATCTTTCCATGCGACGTCAAATTCAGCCTCAAAGCATTCATCATCAGATTTATCTTTTGCCATCCCCTCATCATCACAATCGCACTCATCAGAATGATCATGTGATGCTAATTTAAATAGCGATTTATATTGTGGGCTCTTAAGAGCATTATCCATTGTTTTTGCTACAAAATCTGCAATATCATTTTTCATTAGAACATTCCTTTGCTTTTTCCAAGAGCGTTTGTTAGTTGATCAAGCATTGATGGTTCTGATTTTTCAGAAAGGCTATCATGGCTTAAGTATCCTACTTGTGGCATTTTACCAGAGGCGGTTTTTTGCATTGAAGGGCTATATTTTGCGACCACTTTTTTGAGTGATTCAAAGCCTTCGTCATTAAACTGCATTACTTCATTTACTTGTGAAGCGATTGCTTCGCGATTGCCTGAACAAAGACCACGATCTACCATCTCATAAGTTAATTCATATGCGCGAGCAATTTTAACTTTGTAAGCGTTGAGATCATTTTCCATCTCTGCTTTGGTGTGCTCTTTTAGAAGTTCGTCAGCAAATTCTTTTCCGCCGTCAAACATTGAGTAGTATTTTTTCCAGTAATCTACAACTGCTTTATCTAGTCCGCCTTGGCTTACTAACTCACCAAGATCAGAGACTGGAATTGATCCGTTTGAAATTAGTTCATTAAGTGTTTCGGCTTCTTTACGAACTCGCACTGGGGATAGAGCAACATCGACCATTACTTCGTGAGTTTCGACTAAGTCTTCAACTCGTGATAGATTGGTTTTATCACCAACTTCAGTGTCAGTTCCACCATTTGGATGAGCCTCGTAAAGAACCTCATCAATATCAAGCGCTTCTTTTGCGAGTTTGGTGCGCCATGCTTGACGTGATGCTTTGCTTTCAAGACCAGCAGTTACTTGAACGGTGCTTCCAGCAGGAAGAGTTCCTAGATCTTTTAATTCATCTTTTTTAATTTTTACATCAGCGAGATGAAGGTCAGTCTGATCTTCTAGAAGTGAGCGAGCAAATTCATCATCTGAAAGTTCGTCTTCTTCAAGACCGCCCTCATCCTCATCACTTGCTACCATGTCTTCGACATTTCGAAGATCTTCATTTGTTTCATCAATCAAATCCATCAAATCTTCGGTATGTTTATCCATAATATCATCATCTCCTAATCCTAAATCTTCAGTTTGAGCTAGTTTTTTAAGCTCTGCTTGTGCAGCTGCTTTTTTCTCAAGAGCTTTGGTTCCAGCGGCATATCGAACAAATGCTCGTAGGACTTCATGACTATCTGCAATTGATGTTTTAGCTTCCGAAATTGTGTCTTTTGCAATCTCATCAACGCTTGCACGATTACTATCATTGGTTAAATCATAGGTTGAGGCGACATCAGATAGTTCATCGTTAGCTGCGTTTAGTTCGGCTACAGCTTGTTTCATGGTTGCAATAAGGTCTGAATTAATTTCTTTGCGAACTTCAAACATTTGCCCTGAAGCTTGTGCAGTCATTTCGCCAGAAAGCTCTCCCATTTCGGCTTGCTCACCAGTGAGTGCGCGAATTGCTTCCAATAAATCAGAAACAGTATCTTGAACTTTTTCTGCTAGAGAAAGAACAACTTCTTTTGGATCTCCAGTTTTACCAGTATCAGCAGGAACCTCTCCACCAGCATCGGGGGCTGGTGCAGCTGGAAGAGCGGCAGGTGGAACTTGACCTTCTGGAAGTTCTTGTGCAGTTTTAAACATTGCACGAACACCATCTGCACCAGCAGATTTTACTTGCTCAAGTAATTCTTTACCCATTTCTTTTGTTGCAATATCAGAATAAGCTTCTTGTGAGGCTTCTCCTGCGATATCTTCAACAGAAGCGGTTAGAATGAGTTTGTCTCCTAGAAAAACTTGCCATGCTGATTTTCCTAGATCAGTGCTGCCATCATTTTTAGAGGCTTTTACGAAAGAAGCTCGTAGCGAAGCGCGGTTTAGTAGTTTTTTCTTTGCTTCATCGTCCTTAAAATAAGGAAGAAGTGATTTCTTACCAAGCTCATATTCTTCGCGATCTTTTTTGGTTTTTAGATCTTCTTTTGAAACTTCATACTTTACTTTACCTGGAGTAGGAGTTCCAACATTATCTTTTTTATCCATATCATTAAGATAATATGATTTCTTCTCTAGACCTTCTTTGAATTTTGCAACAGCTTCGGCGCGTTTTTGAGCACGTTCATCTGCAGTTGCACGAGCGAGTAATCTTTTTTTCTCAAGATCATCACCAAAAAGACCATCTACTGGACCCATGTCAGTTCTGGAGTATCTACCATGAGTAAAATCATCGGCAACACTTCGAACCTTAGCATCCGCGGGATCTTCTTTATATTTTGCCTGACCCGGAGTTGGCTCTTCAGTGCCGAGATAATAGGCAGATTTATTGATTTCTTTTCCAGACATAGTTTCCTCTTGTTTATTTGTAAAATTGTTTTCTAGTTTAGATAAATTAGCGGTTAGTAAATCAAGCTTACTTTCAATAGAAGCTTGGACTTGTTTTAATTCCTCGATTGATTTACTATCAACATCTTGGATTTTTGCTGTTTTTTCACTCGGCAATTGAGTAGATATCATATCATTAGTAGGATCGCTATCTTCTAATATGTTTTCTTCTTTAATTACCGAACTAATATCTTCATAATCAGATATAGCAGCCGCGACATCTTTTTTTAACTCTTCAAGTGATTTGGAGTAAATGGTTATATTTTTATTTTCCCCACTACCTTCCCCATCATCATTGTTGAATGTAAGTGTTGCGCTATAATTTTGCGCAGCAAGTTTATTCAATTCGTATGTTTTTCCATCAACATAATCATTTAATGTTTTAGCAGAAGCGATGATATGTTTAATGGTTGCTTTTGGATCTGCCCCGTTTACAACAATTGATAGTTCAATTGGAGAAAGATCGACGTTGATTTCACCATAGCATGATTTGCGACGCATATGATCGCAAAAATCAGCTTCTACTCTAGCAACTTTGGCGCAATCATAACAAATTGCTTTTCCAACGGCAGTGCCCATTGATACAGAGTTAGATACTCCGGTTTCAACTTGTCTTGCTAATTGAGGGAATCCTTTTTTATCAAGAGCGCATAATGCAACTACTCGTTTTAAAGAGCGATCATAATAAGTATCAACAATAAATCCTCGAACATGATCTACTGAACTTGATTTATGATCAATGCAAAGAGGCTTGCCTACCCATTTTTTGTGAGCTTTTACTAACTCTTCTTCTGGAAAGATATCGCCATTAGAATTTTTATAAGCGCGAACAGTAGGATCATTAGATACCCACTTCCAACTATCACCAGATTTATCCCAGCTAACTTTTACTTCTTCTCCAGAAGCAGTTAATTTTGGACTACCATCTTCATTTATGGCAGAGTGCTCTGCGGCGCTCATCATAACTGTACTGAAATAAAGAAAATCATCTGCTTTAGGAGCAATTCTCTTAATATCACCAGCTAGTTTTCTAAAACTATTTAAAACTTCTTCATTCAATTCAGAAGATACTGATGAGGATTTTTCAATTGTTATTTGCTGATTTTCTCCAATTTTTTTAAACATGTATAATTTCCTTAAATTTATGATAGTTTATTCACCTATTAGATGATCAGTCTGTGTTTTTATCTTCTCTTTCTTGACTTTCTTGTTTTTCTGCGACCTCTTCTACCAATTCTTTTTGTTCTGGTGAAAGTTCATCGGGATCAATTAGTTTAATTTTTTGGTCATCACCACGTTTAATGAACGACATAATATTTTCCTTTATTTGTTATTAACAATATTGTTAAATTTTTCTTTTTCTTCTTGTTGAATTTTACTTAAAATTGGCACATGCTTTTCAACATTTTGTTGAAGCTCATTGCTGATATTATCTACCCAATTTTTGGCAAGAATATTTTTCTGTATATGATTTTTAATTCTTTGATCTATAATATCTATTATATCATCAGATTGTGATTGTATTCCTTCACACATAGATACGACCTTTGATTGAAAATCTTTAGATTTTAAATCTTCAAATAATTCAAAAAATTTATTTACATCCATTTCTAAATTTTCTATGGATGAAATCATTGTTTTCATTAGTTTGGCAGTCATTGTATCTGATGAAAATTCCTTCATTGCATTAACGCAACTAAATGCTTTTATTTTAAAAGCATTAAAATTTTCTGCTGCTTTATCTCTAAAACGACGAAGCACGACCCTACTTTCAACAATCTCTTCTGTGCTAGATGGCTCATTGTCTTTGAAAGGTGTTTTAATTGTATTTAGATGATCCGAAGCAAAGGTAAGTAATTTAATAGCTTCATCAAAATTTAATAATGCTTCTTCAGCGTATCTTTTTTCATCGCTAGAAACATCATAAGTCATTAAGACTGCGTAAATTTTCTTTACCATACATTACATCCTAAAATATTATCATAAATTTTTTATGATACTGTCTAAAACCAATTTAATATATCGAGCATCATGTCCAAATAAAACATGTTTAACGAATGTTATTGATTGACCTAAAGAACTTGATGCTGGCATTTTTTTATTTGCTATTGTAAATACATCGAGGTCTTGAAATTTATTTTTTAGATTATTAATTGATTTATCTCTATTTTCTACAGAAATTCTTTTTAAAATAAATTTAATAATACCTGAAAGGTAAGCTCCAACTAATTCCGGAGTGCCCAATTCAGCTATTGCTGCATTTTTAATAATTTCTTTATCTATTTTTAGAGGACGAACTAATTTATTAAATTGTATTAAAGATTGTGTTAAAGAAACTTTTTCTAAATTTTCTATTTCTTTAGATAGATTTCGATCAAAATTTTTTTTATATATTTTTAAAAAAGCTAAAAATTCTTTAGGCTCTGTTTTTTTTCTTAATTTTCTTAAGAAAGCAGAGTATGTAAAACTATCAACATCAGTTAAATCTAATTTTTCCATATTATTTACAATACTTTAAAAGAAATCTTCTATGATTTGATTTTGCTATTTTAGATGAAAAATTATTTTTTACAGAACATGTTTTAATTATTTGCGTATCTACATCATAACTAAATACTTTTTTGGTGCATGATTTAAAATCATTATACATCTTATTACAAAAAGACGTAATTATGTTAGATCCATCATCTAAATTAGATGAAACATTTATTTCTAAATTTTCAATGTTATTGATATTGGTTTTAAAACCAAATTCTTCATTTAAAGCAAAACAAAGTATCCTTGCATACTCGGAAGCATACAAATCATCATTTGATGATAATTTGATTACAAAATACTCATTAAAATTTCTATGACCAGCATTAACCATCTTAATAAGGTTGTCTGCCATTTGATTTAATTTTCCCATATTAGTATTACTTTTTGTTGGTTGATTGTTAGCAATATATCTTGGACTTTGCTTTGATGGAGAATAATTAGTTTGCTGCGTCATAGCAGCTAAAGCTTGGGAATATTTGGGATTTTTTTTATTTTTCTCTATTTGTTTAATCATATCTGCGTATGATATTGCGCCTGGCACTGATCCATGAAATCCTGGATTTGCTTTGTAGGCTGAAATTTCTGATTTTGGGTGAAGTTTAATCCCAACATCATAATATTTTTTACTGTAAATTTTACCATTAACTGAAACAGTTTTTGGATTTTCTTCTACGAATATTGTAGAAGGATCTCCTTTTTTAATTCCTGGAAGCTTTAATGCTACAGGAAAAAAATTAGCAACATAATATTGGGCAGCAGAAGTAAAAGGACCGCCATTCATTTTAGTTTGATTTAAAATATATTTTTTAATCCAATCTAATTGGGCTTCTCCATTTAGTTTTCCAAAATCTTTGGAAGATCCTTCATACTTTAAACTTTTTAAAGTATTAGGCATGAACTGAATTAAACCAGTAGCGCCCCCATTAGGGTTAGATGCTCCGGCATTCATTCCACTTTCCGAAATCATAACAGCAATTAAATCTTCTGGAGTCATTCCGACTTCAGAAGAAATTTGCACTAATTTAGGATAAAAATCCTTGCCTAAAGATGCCGGCAAATTAATCTCCTGCTTTTATTTTATTTGCTATTGCCATTAATTTCAATGATGTTTCAAAATCATTCACTTTAATAGATGCGGCATATTTTTTTATCATTGATTTTAAAATCAAAGGGCTTTCATCAGAAAATTTATTTAAAACTCTGTAAAATTTTTCATGAGAAGATTTTAATGGAAATGGATTATTTATTGCTGGAGGACCACTTTCCTCGTCATTTTTCGATGATGGCAATGGTAATCTTCCCTTGTTTAATAAAGCTCTTAAAGCATCTTCTGTCTGTGGGGAAGAAGATACGCCAGGACTTTTATTAGTTCCTGGTGCTAAACTTTCTAAAGAAACATCTATTTTTTGCTCTGGAAATGGATCAGGTTGAACGCTTAATACTTCTTGATCATTGAGTTTTTTTACTTCTTGATTAGAAGTGCTCTCACTTGGCATATTTTGAGCCGCAGGCGGAACTTGAGCAGGAGCTACTAATTCGAGTTTCTTAATAAGAGGCTGAATTGCATCTTGATAATATTTTTTAAAATTTTTATCGAAATCAGCAATTGGCTTACTTACAACAGATGATGCTTCTAAATATTTATCTAAATTTCTAACATTGCGAGCTTTTGCCATTAACTTCAATTGATCAATTAATAAAGAATATATATTTTTAGCTTCATCCAACATTGCAGATGTTCCGCTTCTCCATTTTTGAACTTCTTGAGGGTATTTTTTCTCCCAAGCCATTGCAGCTCGCCCGCTATTTGTGGAAATATTATTAATAATATCCATTAAACTATTTAGACCGGCTCGTTTAATCATTTCTAATTTATTAGAATTGGCTAGTCGTTTTTGAAGAGCAAGCAAATCTTCACGTCGTTTTTTAATAACTTCTTTTTCTTTTTCTGAAAGTTTATCATTATCTTTATAATTTCTTAAAAGAATATCATGATGTATGTTTTCTACATTATATTTAAGACCATCAAGCATACTTTTAATGGATGTTGCCTGTGCATGAATTTTTCCTAATTCTGTAAATGCCTCAATGTATTCTCTTCGATTTATCGAGCCCTTTACTTCTGCTAATAAATCTTTCATAGTCATGCCGGTAGTGCCACCCATCATGATTTCTCGAACTTGAGTATCCACAGCGCGAACATCAGTCATCGCTTTTTCAAAATCTTTGCTAAAGAATTTTTCCGCAGCAATGCCAGTTATATTTGTTTTTTCTCTGATTTTATCAAAAATATTTCTTCGTTGAGCAAATTTGTCCATTTATATAACCTTCTCTGAAGTTCTGAAAATAATAGCTTTTTATTAGTTATGTTGTTGGCGCTGCAGGCATATCTGGCATTGGTGGAGGTGCGCTCTCTTGACCAGGAAGAGGACCGCCGCCGAGATCTAATCCGCCGCCCGGAGCATCGCCACCAGCTGGTGAGGCTTCGCCCTCTTGACTTTTAGTCATTTCTGGAATTTCATCTTCTTCATTTAAGGATCTTAAATCGTTGAGATCCATCATAGCAAGACTTTCTACTTCTTTTTTGTAGATTGCTTCTGCTATGGCTTCGTTTCGAATTTTTCGCTGCTCATCAACTGTATCTAACCCAAGAGCTCTATGCAATGTTTGTACCGATACTCTTTTTGCACCTTCACCACCCGCAGTCAGTTCTTTAAGGGTTGAAATGTAAGTATCTGTATCGAAAAGACTCATGTGGTTCCAATCAATATCTGGAACTGTTATATGTTTTTCTCCATCAATTATATCATAAAAGCCTTGAGCTTTTGATATAGGTGCAAATATTTTTTTCTTTAACCACGAAGATAAAACATTTCTAAATGTCATGTATCTTCCTTTTAGAACATCTAGAGCAACTCCACCATTTGCATAAGTAGTATCACCACCACCATCCATAAGAACTGATGGTACCATAAGACCTGTATATATCTCTTTGGTAATTTGAGTTATATCATTGCCGATGTCATATATTGCCGCGCCTGATCCAACTTTTTCTACGGTAACGCCTTCATGAGTAAATACTTTAAAATCTTTATCATTTTGAGCATTTTCAAAAACAGATCTATATGCTTCAATATCAGCAAAAGTTGGCTTGTAATCGGCATTACCTATTTTAATAATAGTCATAGGATTAACCATATTATCTGCTTGAGCGTATTTACTTTCTTTTAATTTATCAAAAAGCATTAACTGTTTAAATACGCTAAACGGTAACCCAACTCCACGGAGTGCATAAGGGCTTGTTTTTCTGGCAAGTAAAGAAACATTAAATGGCTCCAATGGAATATTTTTTCCTTGTTTTACACATTCAATTATTACATTACTTAATTGTTTTTTTTGTATTAAATCTGCTGGTTTATTTGATTTAACTATTCTTTCAAGATTCTTATCTGGCTTAATAAAAATATTTGGCTCTGCGCTTATAACAGATGGCTCAATAACTATATTATCTGGATTTTGAAGAACTAATCTAGACCACGTTTGTCGATTTTCATCATAATCCGCATACACAACGGCTTCTCCTAAAAGCCAATATTCAGAAGCTATCTGAATGCAAATATTCATTAGATCTAGTTCTTCAACCATATTTTTAAAGAATTTTTCTGCTTTTTTATTTGCACATGTTATATTTAATTTTGAAATTGGGTAAGTGCTGTGCAAATTAATAGCATTTGCAATAAATGGATTAAGTTCCATATATTGTCTGCACCAAGAATTAATAGTTCTTTTATCCCTAGGTAAATTTAAATTGCTATTTAAAAGCAATGGACTGTACATGTCAGGACCTTGTTCTACGGTATTACCAGATCCTTTATAAGAAGAGCCTCCCCCTCCTCCGCCAAATGCTTGTCCAAATTTCTTGGTAGCAGAGGAATATGTCACATTTCCCATT